CCGTGATTGCACTTTTAAAAACATTTTCCGCTTCTAAATTATTACCTGATGCTAATGCATCTACAAATTCCTTACTCATTATTTATCTCCTTCTGGTGGTTCTTCACCTGATAGTTTTGCTACATCATCGGCAGCTATTGCCGCGCCGGCGGCATCCTGTGGATAACGTGTGATACCATCGCCAGCTGGGGGTAGAACAATTCCACCATCCATTGGATCAGTTTCAAGTTCCTTCGCAATCTGATCGCGCATTTCAGTAATTTCAGCATCATTCATACGCAACACTTTCTTCAGTACATATTCCTTACTGAAGAATGTTCCAATGTAAGATTGAACCGAATCAAGCATCTGAAGACGATCATTAAGAAGTTCTGCATCTTTAAGTTCTGCAAAGTGTCCATCTTGCAAGAAATCATATTGGATATGTTCTTGCATTTCTGGCCAGTCTTCTGGAGCAATGATACCTTTAAGTAAAAGCTGTGTTTTAAGAATATCCGTAAACGCAGGAACGAATTTCTTACGAATACGTTGTACAAACTTAGTGAACTTTAATTCATCTCTCGTAATTTCGGAGGCTCTACCAAGACTAAATCCAGCATCTGATTCCATACGAGAGATTGGAACATTCAGAGATTTGTAAAGTTTCTTTTGAAAATATTGAATGTCATCTATCTCCCCCAGATTAGAACCGCCGGGAAGTGTTGTAATTTCAGTGCCTCGACCACCTTCACGGCGGGGCAACCAAAAATCTTCCAACATCGACATATGATTTCTGTCATCTCGTATTTCTCCAGTAGATGCATCATACACAAGTTTATTGCGATAACGGTTCATCACATCTTTTAGATATTGTTCTGCCTTTATCTTAGGTAGATTACCAACATCAATATAGAAAATTCTACGTTCTGGTGCGCGGGAAATACGATAGATAACCAATGCATCTTCAATCATACGCAACTGATTAACTGGTTTGATTGCCTTATGCAAATATGAAAGCACTCGACCACTATTACCATCTATCAGGCCAGATGGGCAATATGTGATAGAATCTGGAGCAATTTTTAATCCTTGACTAGCACCACCAGCACCCAATCCCTTTTCGTTGTATATATAATATTCTTCAACCTTTTCAACCATATCGACAGTTATACCGCCGATACCTTTTTTGTCTTTCTGAACTTCCCTAACTTTTTTAATTTTAGTTGGGTCAATATATCGTAACTCTGTAATACCCCTTTTAGGATTTTTTGTATCGATGATTTTATGATAGAACAATCTACCATCAACATACCACCTACGAAATATGTCATGACCTTTTTGTTCAAAATGAAGAAGTCGAAGAACTTCTGAGAACTCCGCTCTAATTTTTCTTTTAATTTTGTCTGGATATGGTAAACGATCTAAAGTAATTTGTACCGATTGATCATTTTGATTTGAGATGATACCTTCATTAATAATATCATCTATTGCCGTATCGCACTCAGCTTGTTGTGCAATATCACGATACCGCCTAATATAATCTAAATCGCTTCGTTCTCTACCATCCAAATCTAGTACAGATGAAAAGAATCCTCCGCCGGCAACATCAATAGTGCCGTCATCAGGAGTTGGGGTGGAGAATGTTGTTTCTCCACCCTCATCCTTTTTTGACCTCTGTATTCTAAATCCAAAAAGTTCTGCCATAATATCTCCTACTAGTCGTTATAACTATTTAGTAGGATTAAATTAGAAGTTCACGCCTGAAGCTTCAAAATGTTGATATCTCCAAGAAACTGAGAACTCTTCAACCGCTGTTGCTTCATCACTAGTTAGATCAATTTGAGCACCACTTGTTGTTGGCCATGCACTTCTAAAGATATAAGTCTTCAGAACTGTTTCATCACGGTCCAACTGTTCAACAGTTAAATCTGTCTGATAATCAGCAGGAGCAATAACACCCTGTGTTGAAACCCAATCATTGATACCGTTTGACCAACGCTCGATTGCATTTTTAATCATAAAATCGGTATCATTATAAAATGTGGTTTCCCAAGGTTCTGGTGCAGCTCGATCACCAGCAATATATATATTTCTACCACGGAAAGGAATTGCAATTTCCGTGATTGTTGTACTGGGTAAATTTGCACCCTTGCACATGAAAGATGTTCTACGAACATCTAGTCCAATTGAAATACCTACTGGAGCAGTGATTGTTACTCGAAACTGGTTAGCACGAGCACCACCACCGATTAGGTTAGCTTTAAAATCGTTGATATTCATGATCAGCCTCCTACCTCGCTAAACGATACACCAGTTCGTACAGCGATAAAGTTTAGCGTAATAAAGTTAATTGACCTTGCGGGTTTAATGTATATATCTCCGATAAACTCGTTACGGTCAATAACTTCACCTGTGTTATTAGTTGAATCACATTTTACAGAGAAATCAGTGATACCTCTCCGACCCTGCACATCGCGCAAGAACGGCTCAACCATGTTACGGAACTGAGCCCGTGTAAACTCATCGTTGAATTCAAAGAGCATGTACTTAGCAGCAGTTGCAATTGCTTTCTCAAGAACAAGGAACAATCGGCGCACGTTAATGCGGTCAAATGCACTTGGCTTAGTCTGTGCGGTTTTATCACCGAACAGAACCACACCTTGGCCTGGGAAATTTACAACGGGATTGATACGCGCTTTATAAAGAATATCACGGTCTGCCTTCTGTGGATTATAAGAAAGTTTAATTGCACCCCGTATATTACCGCGAGTATAACCAGCAGGCGAGAACCAAGGATCAGCAACATTATCTGTAAATGCACAAAGACCGGCAGTATCACCATTAAGTGGTACATAACGATACACATCGTTGTACTTGTCATACATGTACTTGTATCCACTATCGAATACCATATAAGACGATGATGGGCATGTATCAAATGCATCTTTCACATTATCAGTTGCAGTTATCGTACTAGTAACACCAACTGTTGCAGCCCGATAAGGCGATACGAAACCAACACAGTCCCTACGCAACTCGCAAAGGTCTGTAATCATTGTTACAAAAGTATCATGACCCGCTACAGTATCAGCAACACCAGAACTTGGCCCGCCTAAAACTAGATTGATGTCAAGATTTTCTGTATCAGCAAACTTATCATATGCAATTTCAAGCTCACCAGCAGTCACAGAGTAATCATCTGTTCCACCTGTTAGCGTATCTACTGTAACTCCACTTACCAGCGTGTAATCTGTACCTGTGGCAACATCTGTACCCCAGTTAGAACCAGCAGCAAGATGATCTGTCCAGTAAATGTATTCAGAACCACGGAAGATAACATCTGGATAGTAGTTATTTCCACCCTGTGATGTCTTCGCAACTGAGTTCTTTGACATTGCTGGCCAAACCTCAATAATTGAAGAAGTCCTTTGTCCTTTAACATCAACATCGTAGCCTGTAATGTCACCAGTTTTATCATAAACTGCAACGTGAATCTCATCTAATTCACCGCGGCCATTTTTTGTTGCCCAATCAGATGTGCCGGGTGCAGCATTGAAAAGGTCACTGAAACGCCAGCGACGACGAATAAGAGAGTTATCAGGAATAATCGTCTGAAGTCCGCCACCAGCAGGATCATCAAGAACCCGAATGGTGAGGTCTTCAGAAGAAATTGCTGTAACTTCATATTCTATGTTACCCGTTTCCACTCTGTCATGACCGGCAGCTGCTGAAAGCACCAGAGCTACATTGTCGGCAACTGTGATTGCTTTATCTAAAACAACAACGCCGATAACCGAACCAGCACTACCACTTTGTGATGTTACTGATGTAATCTTAACTACTACGTCACCGTCTGAAATACCAGCACCAAGCACACGTTGGCCAGCTGCAAGAGCACCAGTTCCACCATCAACAGTAAGAGTTTTAGATGCAACTGTGATTGCACCGTTAACTACTGAAACGATAGCACTTGCATCGTAGAACTGAATGATGTCCCCGATTATGATTGACGCATCAGATGCATTTTGGTCATCAACTGTAATAGACAGATCACCAACTGCACCAGCGCCATTAACTAGGTTAAGGGAACCAAGTTGTTGTGAAAATGCGCGTTTGCCGGGGCAGATGTCAACGCCGATTGAGTTACCCCAAGTACCGGCGGAACGAGCAGCCCATTCACCGTGTGAACCTTGTCCTGTTGAGAAACTGGCTTCGTAATGGTCATCATCACGAATGAGGATACCACTGTTTGCACCAGCGTTTAAAATGCCTGATTCTGCGCGAACCACGCGGAGCGCGTCACCATACTGCAAGAAGTTTGCAGCAGTGAACCACCACTCAAAATTTGAACCATTTGGTTTACCGAATATCTGCAATAGTTGTTCTTCTGAACTAATTGAAGTAACGGAACTAACCGGACCTTTTGCAAATACCCCTGCAATAGCACCAATAGAGGTGGCCACGCCGAGCCCAACATTTGTAAGATCTATTTCCCTGACATCCACGCCAGGTGATACTAGAAATCCCATGTCTTTACTCCTAACCTATAGAGTTGTTATAGTTATACAGTTATTTATAAAAAGCCTCTTTTACACAACCCAGTTTTTATAAGTGTTATATCATATAAATAGAATTATGAATGATCATTATGAAAAATACAAGGACACTATCAAAAAAGTTTCACGAAAAAATTATCAGAAACGAGTGTTTCTTTTAAACGAATTTCTCACACAGAAATCATGTATTCATTGTGGAGAGTCAGAGCATGTTTGTCTCAAATTCTGGCCCCATGATGCAGAAATACGCAAAGTATCCAAAAGAGTTGGCACCAGTAATGATAGCCGCAAAGAGGTTTTCCACCTAATTGATCAGTCTATCATCCTTTGTTACA